GTCTGAGGCCGCGCTCAAGTCTGCACTAGTGAGGGTGAAATCATCCTCATATGCAAACAATTTTGCACCCGCTTCGATTCCATGGGGAACGCCTTCCTCCCCTCGTAACGAGTAGTTGTGGACTCGAGATTTCTTTAGGAGACGCAGAAGCAATCCATTGATCCTCTGGCCGAGGACAACCGACATGGCCGGTGACATGGATGCTAATCTGGTTTTCTGCCCCCTTTCGGGGATCGTAACAGGCCGCATTGGAAGGGGCTCTCCTCGGAGAGCCCACTCCATGTACTCCTGCTCTGCGAGCTCGCGTGCAACGAGCGGCAGAATTCCAGCACGCACGCTTACAGGCGCCGTATCCGGGACGAGACGTTCGTCGTCATCGTCTTCGGGTCGACTGGCATAGTACTCCTGAGCAAACACCGGAGCGATCCGGACCTCCTCACCAATTTGAAGGTTATTGGGGAGTTGGTGCGGTCGTTCGACCGGTAGCTCAGGGGGCACTCTGCCACGGACCTTGCGGCACTTCTCTGCAAAGTATGCGTGTGCTCCTCCTTTAGATCTCGAATTCTCCAAGCAAGCAGAAGTGTTCAACTTCACCGGGGCCAGGCAACCATCATCCCATTCATAATGATCGGGGTGCTGGAAGCCGAGCCTACCATCCGGGCCTACTGTTCTTTCAGAACCTAGGCCTTTGTGGTTAGGCTGGAGGGCTAGTAGCCGTTCTATAAAGTTCTTCGTGAACTCACGTAGTTCGGGTATCAGCTCTCTGATGCGCTGTTGGGTGCCTGGATCTGGCGGCTCTTGTAGCCGCCGTTTCCACGCGAGTAGTTCTTCCCGCTCGATTTTCTCGGCCACGTCGGCGCCGTTCGAGGGGATAGCTCTACCCACACTGGCAAACAACCACGCACTGTCTGGGGTCCACTCGGACACCAGGCGGCCTCGGATGAATCCGGATCTGCCTCCCGAGACGAAAAGTCTGGGAGCATATCCAACCTTCTGCTCGCGCTCAGGTGCTCTTGCTGCGAGTGCTTGCGCTTCGGTTGCCCACTGTTTGATGGCTTTGCCCATCTCATTTGCTCCTTGAGCAT